ATTTATCGCAGAACTGCTGCACTGCGTTGATGTCAGCTCCGTCCAGGTAGAAGTCCACAGCACCCTCGCCGGCCTTTGAGTAGAGGTGCTCTGACTCCTTGGCACCACCCACGGCCTTGTTGATGGCAGGTGGTCTGTAGCCGCTGGTGATGATCACTGGCATCCCATGGAAGTTACGCCGCACACGCTCCATGAAGTTGGCCAGCTCCATTGCTGTCTCGATCTGGTGCTGCTGCTTGAACTGCCGTTCCTTTTGATCCAACGCAAACTCACCCAGCCGGATGTTAGGTGTGATCTTGGCGCTGAACGACGACTGTGGTGTCAGCGTTGGTGGCTCAGACGGCTTGGCCGGTGCGCCACTGCAGAACAGGGTCACCTCAGCAGCACGGCGACGTTCCAAGCCAGGCAGTACCGCCTCACCGGCATACACCCAGCGGGGGAACTCCTCACGCACCACCGTGAACGGGTCCTCTCCTGCAAGGAGACGTTTGCGTAGGGTTGACTCCTCCAGTGCGCCAAGGCCGAGGTTGTAGGCAAAGCTCACCAGCGCAGCGATTCGGTTGGGTGACCACTTCGCTGCCAGCGGCAACAGAGACAAGACACCGGGTCCAAAGAGCTGCTCTACGTCATGGGCGAGCAGTTCATCAGCTTCCTGCTGGGTGATGGTCTGGCCCATCCGCACAGGGCCGTTCTTGGTGCGGGTCGTTCCGTAGCCAATCGTTGGAATCCCCGCAGGGCACTTGTACGCCTCTAGGCGTAGGCCCTCAAACTCGCGGATGATCTTCAGTGCTGGGGTCAGCCACGGCGGGGGCAGCGGGGACTTCACCGCTGGTGCGGCCCGAAACATCTCCGCAAACTCCTCCAGCACCTCCGCACTCAACTGCTCCTCCAGCCAGTTGAACGCTGCCAGCTGGTGTGGTTGGCCCTTGTACCACTTGGCCGCTTCTGTAAGGCGCAGCTTCATTGCTGGACGTTGCGGAGGACAGCTCGCAATGGGTCGTAATTGCGAGCCACATAGGCGATCTGCTTTCTAGTGGCAGGCTGGCCTGTGGCCTGCTCAATCGCTGCTCCAAACTCCGCCACCATCTCAATCGGCGTGGTCTTCAGCAGCGTTGGCATCTCGTTGTCGAGCCGCTCATAGACGTAGGGCAGCGCTCGCTTCAGGGACCGCTGCACCAGTGCCTTGGCAATCGGTTTCACCACCGCTTCGGTGAAGCCCAAGGTGACAAAAGTCACCACAGCATCGCTGACAGCTCGCATCATGGTGTCGTCGGGGGTTTCCTGGTTCGCCGTCTGGTGCTGGTGCTTTGGTTGGGGCTGTCGGTGACATACGCCCATAAGGTGCTGGCAGCACCACCAGCCACGGTGAACGCCTGCGTCCACTGGTTGCCGCACTGGCCAGGGCGCCGCCACTCACAACTGGCGACATTGGCGCTTGCCATTACCAGCTGGTAGCTGTAGCAACCCACCAGTAGCCGTAACACCAGTGCTACGACGGTGGGGTTAGCCATTGTCTGTGCAGCGCCTGCCGTAGAAGCCCGAGGCTTCAAGCTTGGAGATGCGCTGCTCAACTTCGCTGAGTCTGCCCGTGGTCTCCTTGCGGTCGGCTTTGATGTCAATGTGAAGCGACTCCAAACGAGTGGCGACGTTCTCAACGGCTGCTGTTAGCCGGATCACAGCATCCCGACCTTCACGGGAGCGACTGCCCATGGCTCCAAGTCCCATGGCTCCAACGGTGATCGAGGCCCCGATAGCGGCAGCCATGACCTCAACCACAACGCTGAGCGGGGATCACTACCCCGTAGGTTGCCTGTAAACTGTCAGAGGTGCGCGTTTTTAACGAGCCGCGCCCCTCGTAGAGCTGCTGAGCCCAGGATATTGAGCAGCTCTACATCGAGGTTTCCTTGTTCTATTTTGTACCCCTAATCAGAAGATTAGGACGTTCCTTCTTCTCGTTACCGTCCCCGAGACCGTAAGACTTGCCGCGTGGCCGGTCAGCGTCAACGCTCCAGCTTCGGCCGTGAGCTGCTTGGCCGATTGCTTGGCAAGAGTGGCGGGGTTGCCGGTGAGGCTAAAGGTGCCAGCTGCACTGGTGAGCAGGTAGCCCTGCTTCAGTGTTGCCTGTTGACCCGAGAGCGTGAACTGACCGCGATCGGCAGCGCTCGCAGGGTTCTGTCGCAGCGTCGCCGCCTGGCCTGTTGCGCTAAAGGCACCAACACCCCCCAGCAGCTCCCTGGCGGTCTGCTTGCTGAGGCCAGCAGCGTTGCCGATGAGCGAGAAGCTGCCTGCAGCACCACTCAGCAGGTAGCCCTGCCGCAGTGTGTTCTGCTGACCAGACAGCGAGAAGGTTCCGCGCTCGGCGGTGAGTCCGCGTCCCTCCAGAAGGGCCGTTGCTTGGCCGCTGAGGGAGAACACACCAGCCGTGACCGGCATGGTGCGGCTTCTCGCCAGCCCTGCGTCCTGCCCACTGAGGCTGAACGCACCCGCTGCGGGGTACAGCTCGTCAGTGTCGGTGAGGTTGACGCTTTGCCCAGTTAGGTCGAACGCGCCTATCGACGCGTCCAGCACATACGCCTTCAGCAGCGCAAGAACTCGCCGCGCCCGCCGGTGGTGACACAGCCCCGCTGCAGAACAGGACTTGGGCTGCTAAGGGTGAAGCTGCCGCTGCTGACACCAAACAGGAGTGCCCGCTTAAGCGTTGCAGGACGACCCGTCAGGCTGAAAAGGCCGGTGTTAACAGCAAGCTCACGGGCCGATTGCTTCGCTAGTCCCGCAACCAGTCCTGTTAACGCAAAGGCTCCGGTTTCTCCGGTGAGCGTTGTCGCGTGCAGCAGCGCAGCAGTGTTGCCGGTCAGCGAGAAGCTGCCGGTATTAAAGGTGCTGCGCCGAGACCAAGTAAGCGACGGGCTACCACCCGTCAGCGCAAACTGCCCTCGGTCTGCTGTCAGTGCATACGCCTGGCGTAGCCCTGCAGCTTGTCCTGTAAAGCTGAAGCCTCCGGCGACGACAGAGAAGCGAAGACTCCGCGCCGGTTGTGCGGCATTGCCGGTGAGGCTTAACGCGCCAACTAAGGCGTTGATCTGATAGGCATTGATCTCTGTCAGGGCTGCCGGGTAGCCCGTCAGTGAGAACGCACCAGTGCCGCCTTGGATCGCCCGAGTGCGGCGGAAGGTGGCGGGCTGGCCGGTCTCGGTGAAGGTGCCGGCGCCACCGCTGAGGTAGTAGCCGCGCAGCAGGGCAGGGCTGCCGCCGGTCAGTGCAAACGCACCCCTGGCCCCGTCAATCTTGGGGTTGTGGCGGAGGGTTGCTGGTTGGCCAGCGGCGGTAAATACGCCGGCATCCGCCACAAGCGAATAGCTATGACGCATAGTAGCGTCATTGCCTGTTAGCGCAAAAACGCCAGAATCCGCTGCAAGGTTGGGGTTTTGAGCGCCGCTCTTAGCAAGCGTTGCATCATTACCCGTCAGCGCAAAACTTACGGGATCAGCCGTTAGTATTAGCTTGTGGGCAAGTGTTGCTGAAGGTCGCTCAAGTACAAAGACTGCCGGGTTTCTTTTGTATTCGCCGGCCTCTGATGCGTGAACAACCTGCGCACCCCAGGCGTAAATGCCTGATGTGCCGTTGCCTGAATAAACGGTAGAGGAGCTGGAGTTGGCTAAGCCAATTCTCACGCCGTTTATGTTGCCATTTGCTGTACCTGTGACCGCAAGACGCCACCATCCGTTGCCGGCATCAACTGCCGATGCAGAAGAGCCCGTCGATAGTGTCGCTACGCCAGTGCTCAGATTGACATAAGCAAGGCCACAAACTCCAGCGACTGTATCGCTAACATAGAGATAAGCAAAGCCCCTGCCATTGCTTTTGTAATAGCAACTTGCCGTAAAAATGCCACTGGCAAGCGCGACATTGAAGACTACGTAGCGCGTACCGCTGACGGTGTTTTCAGTTATTAGCTCCGCGTTCTGCGTGCCAAATGGGTTAAGCGCCGCGTTAGTTGCTACGGATAAGATGTTGTTAGTGTTGCGTCCGTTTAGCTCTTCACCTCCAAAAAGAGTGTTAACGGTGGTGCTGCCGGCCAAAAAGACCTTGCCGCGAACAAATGTGGCCTCATTACCCGTCAGCGTGCAGCTGCCGACGACTGGCGTCTCAGTGTGGTTCCACAGCTCGCGGACCGCGACATGGACAGCGGCCCGGTCATCTGAGTTTGAGTTGAAACCAACGTCGCGGGCGCCTGTGCCGGCGGTGGTCTCGCGGACCATCGCGGCGCCAAACTGACCGAAGTCAATGCTGGTCAGCAGTGTGCTACCAGTGCCGGCCGGTGGCGGTGATGCAAGGCCCGAATAGGCGCCTGCGTAGCGAAGGCTGTTGGTTGGAGCGCCGCCATCGGTGACGCTCTGCACGGCCATCGTGCCGTCACCTTCCAGCAGCACGATGCCGGTGACGTTCGTGTCGGTGGCTGCCGTCACGGTCGCCGCCGCGGCGTACATCACCGTGGCGTTGTTGGTCCGGTTGACCGTGATCGTCTGGTTGCCGGATGCCAGGCCCGAGCCGAGGAAGAACAGATCCGTCCGACCCGGCTCGCCAGCGCTGTCAATCGCAGCGCCGCCGTCTACGCGGGTTAAGCCAGTGCCTCCATACGTGACGCTGGTAACCGTATCGGTCGCGCTAATGGTGTGCACAAAAACGAGCACACCCTGAGGCGTGCCCGTCTGCGTGTGCGTCCAGCTGAACGATGTCTGGTTGGTTGAGCCTGTCGTCCCTGTATGGGACTCCGAGGCAGCACTATGGGCAACGGCCATGGTCCCGCCTCCTCAGGTCAGCTTCAGCTCAGAGTCAGGATGCCAGCAGCGTCCCAGGTGATCGTGAACGTCTCGCCGTTCAGCAGGTCAACAGCAGCACCGTAGTCGTACCAACCGATCAGTTCATCGTTGGTGGCGGTGTTGTTGTAGAGCACCACGTAACGGAACGTCGGCACCGTGCCCGTCGCGGTGAGCACCAGATCGTTGGCATCCAGCTTGTAGCTGCCACTGGTCTGCGCCGAGGTCACACCAGTCAGGTCACGGCCCGTGGTCGCGCCGTTCTGGATGTTGGTGTAGGCGATCTGGGTGATGTTACTCAGCTGCGTGTTGGTGTTCACTGGCAGCGTGTTGGTCAGCGCCACGGTCAGCGTGTCGCTGCCAAGGTTGTGCACCTTCTCGGCCAGGGCCTCGACAAATGAGTTGAACTTGTTGAAGGTAGCCATTTAATCGGCTGAGCAGTGGCCTAGGTTTCCGCGCTTAGAAGCCGATAGACAGGTTGAACTCGTTGACGGTGCCGGTTACCGCCGTGACCTGCACCCACACG